CACCTTCGCTTCGCCCAAGTCGGCGGGGCTGTAGCCCTGGGTGCGCAGATTGCTCTGCTCAACCTTGTCAAAATCAATCAGCTGCAGTTTTCCGATTCCAAGTGTGGCCAGCAAATGGGACACCGGTCGACCAATGGCGCCCAATCCAATGACCGTGCAATCGATGGTCTGCAGTTGTCGAGTTGCTTCGACCTCAGCATTGGCGAAATGAACGAGGTCAGCGACCACTTTGTCCACCTGCCAAGCTGCAGGTCCGCGCACGGCGACAACCGTGACAAGCCGGCTCTGTTAGCTGTCCGTCGGTCATGACCTTGACATTGCGGCGATAGGCTTGATCCCACTCGGGAAAATTGCTCCCCTTAAAGTCGCGGCGGAAGTCGACGGTTACGCGCAGAGGCCAGCGCTCTCCATGGGACCGCAATTGTGCGAAGGTCCGTCCACATCGGGCGAGAATCAGCATGACGGCCTCAGCCGGACACCCAAACGCTTGCTCGAAGGTGACACGATCGGTCTGACTCGGTCGCGCGCAGGGCCCGGGATGGGTATGGAACCAGATCCGCGCGAAGTCGCGAGGCTGACGCCCCAGATCGACCTGCTGGTCGAAGTAGTCGGCGACGCCGGGCCCGTCGAGTGCCACCCATTGCCGAGAGGCAACTTGCGGCAAGAGCACGGCATCGAGCACCGCGTAGGGATCTTTCGGATCAGTTCGGCAGAAGCCAGCTACTTCCGTAGGCCCAAGATCGCGCCAGTACATGAGCTTGGCCCAAGCGGTCGGGCTGAAGTGCAATAGCCGACACGTCGAGCGTCCCACCTTGGATTCAAATAACATCCTTATCAATCTCCTTGATTGCAGGTCAAGCAGGTGCTGCCGACTCGGCAGCTAGAACAAACTGCTTGATCACAGAAAAGACAAAATTGGAGGCAGTCCCAGCAGAACCGCCTTTTGCAGACTGCGCACGCGTGCGCACACTGAAAACAGGCCAAGGTTTCGCACCACGGGCAGTTGCTCCCGCAGTGCGCACATAACATTTCACCGCAACTGCGGCAGTGCGCCCGTCCCAACCGAATGATTTCGGCACAGTCAACACAGGCCGGCGAGTGCCAGTCCTGCGGCTCGACGTAGCAGCAGCCTGGCGAGTAGTTCGCTAGCAGCCGACTGACGATCGAGAAGAAGTCGCACAGATGGCCAGCGATCAGGGCCTCTTGTACTAGCGGCGCCGCCGAACCTTCGCAGAGCCGCTCGTCGTAGACATGGGGATGAGTCACTAGGCGATTCGCCCGGGCCGTATTTGGCTCCAGCGCGACAACCCGATAGGCATCTGCCGAACCGATTTGCTCCCAAGAGAGCCGAATCTCGAACCGCCCCAGCTCTAAGTTGTCGGCCAGAATCTCGTTCGTCTGCGTGCTAAGTATCCGTTTGCGACGGTTGCATCGCACTCCTGCGAACACTCGTCGCAGCGCAACCAGTTCGGCTAGCAAGTCGCCGGCGTCGTCAGGAGGCACATGCCCCCTCGATATTCAGCGGCGTGACCGTCAGGCGATCGCCAGCCCGGAGGACTTGTTCAACGCTGGCCTTGAGGCGGTTGACGCGCACTAGGTGCGCTGAGATGTCAGCATCGGAGAGGTGCGCCGACAACAGCTCGGCGATGGTTGTTCCCTCGGCAACGTCGAGAAGTTTGACGCTGCCGTTACCATGGCCACTAACAACCTGGATTTTCATGGTCCGTCCTTTCTTAAGGGGATACATTTGCTAATTCGATCGTGCCAAAGTGCCGTGCCATTCGTTGCACTAGCTAACCCGCTTCAAGTGATAATGACGCGAATGGTGAGCTAGTTTAGACGCTCGACTTATTTGTGTCCGGCTCGTTGGTTTCGCTTCGAGTGTGGACTGATGTGACACAAGGAACTGCCTCCGAAAAGTCGGCTGCTTGTTCATGGTGGTCCGTCCGTTGGACATTTTGCATGGCCCTGCAGACCCGGCGCGCAACGGCGCGAATTGCAATCTCGAGTAAACGTCTCCAGTGACGATCCAACTGCTCAAACTCCAGTTTCGGGGGTTCGGTGACGCGGTGCCGTCTATTCGCCATATTGCTTCTCCTTCGAATGACCTGTCTGCGCATGAAAAAAGCTCGACGCGTCGGGTGACACGTCGAGCTCTCGCTAGGCCCCAAGTTTGATCAAGCCGCATCCTCCGCTGTCCGATCGAACAGCGGTTTAAACTCATACCGCTTGTGCAGGTGACGTTTCATTTTCTTGTTGGTCGCCGGTGGTTCGTAAATTCGGCGATACGGATCGCTCGTACCGAGCGCCGCCATCATCTTCGCAAGCTTGATCGCACGCTGCACATCTGGAAAGTGAATATCGAGGTCCTTCGCGATATCTCTTAATCGCATGCCCACCTTGCGGCGCTGCATAACGTCCGTGCGCCACTTAATCCGCGACGGGGGATCAAATAAATCGACCTCGTGACTTCGAAGAAGCAGTTCCGGACTGGCACTGAGTGACTTCAGAGTGTGAGGAAGCACGATCTTCGCTGTCGCTCGAAGCACGCAGCGTTGTCCGTCAATACACTGATACGGCAGTACGATAATGCTTTTGAAGATTAGGCGAAGCGTTCTGCCGAACAACCGTGGCTGCGTGTCCTGCTTTTCAATGACGCGGCGCAATTGCTCCTGAAACTCGTCTAGTGGCGGCAGTGTGGGGCGAGTCCGCGTTTCTTGCGAGTGCAGCTTTTGCGCTTGCAGTTCGCGAATGTCAGCTTCAACTGAATCCAACTTTTCACGCAGACTAGCATGCGGTGTGCCGTCTGCGATAAATACAATTAGTCGGTCACGTTCGGCGACGCGTTTTGCTATACGAGTATTAAGAGCATCGCCGTCTAGATCGGCCTTCGTTTGGATGCTCAGGGTCTGTTGCTCGAGACGCGAGTGCAAAACGTCCCAGATCGCGGGTAGTCGATGGAGTTCGCTCATCACTAGCTCAGTGAATCGCTGTCTCGCGAGTCTCCCATCAATGGACAGCGAATTCCAGCACACATAGTCCTTGGCTCCCTGGCACATCAGGTGTGTATTTTGACCATGGCCTCCCCAGACATATGGCCGTCCACAGATGCCGCAGAGAATTTGTTGCCCCGGCCAATGGCTGTACTTTTTTGGCCGCTTTTTCCGCGGGTCCGACGCTGTTTTTGCGGCAAACTTGCCATTGCGGCTGCGAAGCATGTGGACGACCTTGTCGTAGCGATCAGGCTCGATGAACGCCAACCATGGACACCGGCGCTCTAAACGCTCCTCCGGAGGGGCCTTTTGGGTTCGGCGCCGCCCCGTTTCGTTCACTCGAACCGAGATCTTTTTGTTGCGAACCCGCAGGCCCTTAAGAATCGGGTTGTAGGTGATCTCCGACACGAGGGAAGAGGTCCATCGCTTGGCGCGTGTGCCGCCCGAGAGAGGTACATTTTCAGCCTTCAGCCAGTCCGAGATCTCAGCGAAAGTCGCCCCCTCCTCTAGGCGTTCAAACCACTCGCTAAAGACAGCTTCGGCGGCCGGCTCTTTGCTGGCTTGGCTCTCGTGTTTGCCGCCTGGTTCCAACAGATAACCGTAGCTCGGCAGACGAATCATGCCACCGTTGGCAAACCGATTCCGCTGTGTGCGGCGGATGCGGCGAGCGGTATCTCGATTGTAAGATTCGTGCTTCCAGGCTGTAATTACCGACTTATCTCGCCAGTCTTCACAGCCCGTGTCGATGCTGTCATTGATGGCGATAAGCCGAGTGCGATTGTCCTCGGCAAGTTCGCAGACCTTGATCACGTCAATACGACGGACGATCCGTCCCAGGTCCTCGCAAAGGACTAAGTCGTGTCGCCCACTACGAATGAGCTTTTTGAGCTTTTCAAGTTGCTCGTCGTCGAGCCGCTCGCCACTTACCTGCGTTGCCAACATCCGCAGCTTAGTGCGGCCCGGGTAATTGTCGCGAAGCCATCGGCGGTATAGCTGTTCCTGATCGTCGAGGCTGCGCTCGTCCTGGTTGATTGTCGAGATCCGTGCGACACCAATAACGCGTAGGATGCCCCCCTTTGGTTTCAGAGGAGGTGAAAGGCTAGCAAACATGGCAATATCTCCCAGAACCGGGCTTAAATAAGCCGGTCGGGAGAATGTCGGCGTACTTGTGGCTTAACTTGCTATCGGGCAAAGAGTTCTGCCGAAAGCTCGACGCTTTGGGCGATTGCAAGTCGCATCAGATACAAGCCGTCCAACTCGTTAAGAAATGTCAATCGCCGGTCGCCCCGACTGTCAAGACCGAACAACACGCGGTCTTGACGCAACTCTATGCTGCCGCGGGATAACGGGCACTCGACCCGTTTCCCGCGGGGCACGTGATCGAACCACAATTCGATCCGGCCGACCAGGCGCCGCAGCAGTTCACGCATCCTGTCTGGCGGTGCCGTCTCCAGTTCGTCGGCAAGGCCCGACAGTCGACTAACGATCCGGTCGGCCACGGCATCCACATCGACGTGCTCGGTTGCTGCGTCGGCTCGGGCAAGCTCACCGGCCAACCGGTCGCGCTGCCGCCGGACATTCGACAACTCGGTTGCCAACAGGTCAGCCAGGTTGTCTGGAGCGCGAAGCAGCCGTTTCGTGCCGTGCTCGAGTTCGCGATCGAGCTCGGCGACTCGAGCCCGCAGTTGTTTCACGGCCGACGGGTCTGTGGCCTGGCGTGCCGCTAACTGCGTCACAACGCGTTCGCGCAGTCCCTCCTTGCGCCCGCCATGAAAGACAGCCTCCTGCAGCTTGCTCATCACGAACGCCAATAGCTCGGCCTGATCGACCGTGTGGTACAGGCATCCGGAGCCGCGGCCGATGGCCTGATAGGACGAGCAAATGTACTTCGGATAGGCGTAACGCTTGCCCGCCTTCGTCCGGCTCTTGGCGGTTCCGTACATCGGCTTGCCACAATGACCGCAGATGACGATGCCAGATAGCAGGTAGCGGTCTCCGTTGGTTTTCCTGTGCGAGCAGGTTCGCTTTTTCCGCAGGGTCAACTTCTCTTGCACTCGCGCGAAAACAGCTTCGCCCACCAGGGCAGGGAAGGCGCCGGGCCTGATGATGCGCTCTTCGCGCGGATTGATCTTTACCCCGGCACCGTCGGTGCGCGGCCGAATCTCGCCGGCCGCCACGCGATGGTATTTGCCCAGCCGACGCTTGGCCCAAACGAACGTGCCGACATAGGCTTCGTTTCTCAGGATTTCCCGGATCGTGTTCATCCACCATTTGTCGCCACCTGGTCCTGGCAAGCCGCGCGCGTTCAAGCGATCGGCCATCGTGCGCAGCCCGATGTCGGTTTCGGCATAGACCTCAAAAATCCAGCGCACCGTTTTGATGCGTTCAGGATCGTCGCTCGGAACGAGCGTGACATGCCAGGCCCGCGGCTTGGCAAACTGCTCTCCGTTGCGGACGCGCTGCATCGGTTCGCCCCGCTCGTCGATGAGCATCCGATCGTAGCCGTAGGGGGCCGCCTGTCCGGTCAGGTAACCAGCTTGGGCAATGCTAATTTGCCCGCGGGCCGTATTGCGTGAAAGGTCGCGCAAGAACTGGTGCTTGCCCTCTTGCTTCATGCTGTAGATCATCCGGCCCGAAAAGTCGTGCCAGTTCACCGGCCCTTCGTTGACGGTCACCAGCACAATGCCAGCTTCCATCAGCGGGTGAATCCAGTAGCCTGCTTCCATGCTGTTGAAGCGGCCGAAACGATCCTGGTCCCATACGAGAATTGCTTCGAAGTCCCGGCGACGATCGCAGGCCGCCTGGTGAAGCTCTTGGAAGCCCGTTCGCCGCTTGGTGTCGTCGCCTGAGATTCCATCGTCTTCAAACCAGCGCACGATCGCATAGCCGTGCTGGGCCGCGTAGGCTTCGATTTCGCGCCGCTGGTCTTTCAGCGACGCCTCTTGCTTCTCGGTTGAGCGCCGGATGTAACCGGCCGCCGGGGTCAGAGTCGCTGTGCTGTTGCGTACCATGTTTCGCACCTCGAGAAGATCGATCCTGTGAACCGCAATCGCCATGCCATAAGGCAGCGCCCGAGCGAGCACCAGCATCGCCCGCCCGGGCGCAGCAAACGGCTTACTTCGCGACTGCGCGTCGCGAGCGTGCCGGATTGAGGTTTACGTTTGTGTGACGCACGACGATGCGAGCCTGCTCGCGAGCGCGCACGATCCGGTCAAACGTCCCCGACATGGTTTCTAAGTCGATGCGACTCTTGGAGACTTCCAGCAACTCGGTCGGTCGACCTGGCTGAACTAGCAGAGCGACGTAAACGCGGGCCTCTTGCGGGGCCTTCCGGGTGACTGTGGCCATGATGCCACCTTTCCAGTGCGCAGAGTGCGCAACAAAAATTCCGAGCGCGTACACTCGCTGCTAGGTGGATGTGGTCCACCCGCGGGGCCTTGAACTAGCCGAAGCTGGCCTTGGCGTCCGCGCAAGCGCACGCGCCCGGAATCTTTTTTCCACATTTGAATTTAGCTCCACATCACCCCGAGGGGCTTTAGCACCGGTGATGTTACTCGGTTGCGGGTCGCAGCCGCAAGCCTCTTTTTGCTTGCTTCTGGCTTTTGGTCGCGCGACAATCCTGGCATGCCCAGGCCCAGCAAGAAACAACTCACCGACGCGGTCGACCGCCGCACTGAGCAACTCGTCAAGGAATGGGACGAGTATCTTGAATCGCTCGAAGCCCGACGGCTCGCCAGATCACCGGGCTCTATCCCGATGAGACCGGAGCAAGTGCGGGCGCGATGGTTTGAACACTGGGTCATGCAAAAGCTCGCCGGATTGCAGGTCATCGCTGAGCGCCACGAAGAGGGCATTGCGAGGCTCGCGAATCTCCGCGGCAGAGGCGAAGAGTAGTGATGGCAGATGCAGTCGTGAAATCGTGGTCGGCTTTTTTGACTGAGACTCCTCCATACAAAGAGGAGTTGGTCAATGAGCTTGGCAAAGTCGAAGAAATTGGCCAACTGATGGACAGAATCTGGTTGGTCGCACCAGACCTTCGACTAGAGTGTGACAACGAAGGGTGCGGCGGAGCAAGGCGATTCATTGGGGATACTCCTACTGGCTTTCAAGTCGAGAGAAATGACTCCAACGCCGGAACCGTCAAGGTGATCCCTTATAAGTGCGCGAATTGCAATAAGTCCCTGAAGTTGTTTTCGGTAAAACTTTGGGGCTTTCGAACTGCGGGCGACTTCCGTGCAACTGCCGTGAAAATTGGCGAGCACCCGCCCTTCGGTCCCTCGATTCCAACTCGCGTCATCGCGTTAGTCGGTCCCGATCGTGACAACTTCCTCAAAGGCTGGCGATGCGAAAACCAGGGGATGGGCATCGGTGCCTATTCCTATTATCGCCGCGTGATCGAGAACCAGAAAAACCGCTTCCTCGACAGCATCATCAAGGTGGCAGAACGAACGACAGGATCGGAATCGGCAATCGCCCTATTGAAAGCCGCGCAAACCGAGACGCAATTCTCGAAGGCAGTCCACTCGATTCGGGATTGTGTTCCTGATTCGCTTAAGATCAGCGGTCACAACCCGATAACCCTCTTGCACTCAGCGCTGAGTGAGGGCCTTCACGAAGGCGATGAGGCATGGTGCCTTGACCGAGCACATGCCATTCACCACATACTTTTCGATCTGGCAGAGCGAATCGGCGCGGTCCTGAAAGACACCGCGGAACTCGACAAAGCAATCAGCAAGCTCTTGAAGTCGCCAGCTAAGGGCAGCGGTGCCTAGCGGCTGAGCTAAGCGACCGTCGCCGCCACTTCGAGCGCTTTTACCTTCACGCCGTTCTGTTCCATCTGCACCAGGGCATTGGCGGCGCGCTTCTGCTCAGCAAGCTGTTCTTTGGAATTGTCGCTCTTGTTGGCTCCTTCGTTGAGCCGCCGCCACATATCTTCGACGCCCATGAACAACGCGCCCCGGCCGGAATCGGCGACGTCAGCAGCGCCGCGAGCGGGTCGGTGATCGATTTCGTTATCCCAGCCGAAGCGATCGCGCATTAACTTATCGCGTTCCTGGTCAAGCGCCGCCAGTGCTTTCTTCCGCGCAGCGACCTCTGGAAGCTTTCCGCTTGCATCGGCGGCTCCGCGTGTAAATGTATCGAAGCCGGCCAGGCCGGTGACGAAGTCAATCGTCAGGGCTCGCATGGTGTCCCTGAATTGCTCAGTCGGAGTACGCAGCGCCTCGACACGTTGCCGTGCAGCGTCGGCCGCTGCCTGAACGGTTTTGGCGTCGGGCAGGTTGTCCATACCAGAGAAGATCTTGCGGCCGCTCATATCGCGCCCCGCAGCATTGGCTCGCTCAGTTGCTTCTGCGATCTTCTGCCAGGCGTCCTGAAGTAGATTGGCGGTCTTGGCGCGTCGCGCGTCTGCGTCGGCACTGTTCTGGTCTGGCGTCAGGGACCATGCTTCGGTGATGGCTTCAGCGGCCTCGCCATACAACTCGCGGGCCCTGTTGATGTCGCCGCGCTCGGCCGCCCTCTGTGCCTGGTCGAGTGACTGAAAGAACAGCCTGTCTAAATCCTTCACCGCTGCCAGCGTATCCTCCTGGTCGGCCCCGCGGAGATTACGAAACAACTGCGTCCAACCGCTGGCGGAGCGCTCCAGAACGCCCATCTGGTCTTGCAGATGGACAATGCCGGCCGTGAACCCACCGAGTTCCTCAAAGGCATCGCCGATCTGATTCTTCAGATGCGCGAACCCGCCAGACAGTGTGCCTAGATCTTGTTGGGCAATGTCCCCAAGCTTGCCCTCCAGTGCCGTGAGAATCGCAGTTTGGGCTTGCGCCAGATTGCCAGCTTCGGCCATCGACTTGATCTGATTCTGCTGCTCGTCAGTGAACATCACGCCAGCGCGAGCCAGGCGAGACAGCCCGTCGGCTGGCGACTCCAGCGCACGACCAAGTTGCAGAGTCGCGCTTTCCATGTCGCCGCCAAGAAAGACCGCGAGTTTTGCTGCATCGCGCAGCGTGCGCTCGAACACGTTGCCGGCAATACTCTCAAATGTGGCGAGCCGCGCGGCCGCGGCGTTGACGTCGTCGTCAGCGATTCGCGACATGCCCTGAATCGATTGCCCAATGCCGCCGATTTGATGCGCGAGAAAGCCGGCCTTGTGGCCAGTGGCATCTAGCACGGCATTGAGTCGCATGCCCGCTTGTTCGGCCGATGCGAACTCACTGATGGCGTGCGTGAGTCCGGCGCCCAGGCTAACAGGCAATGCCAGTGCCCCCATCGCAGCACCAAGCGGCCCATTGATGAGGTTCGTCAGGTTACCGAACAAGCCTCTGAGTCGACCTACTGAGCCTTCGACGGTATTGATGCCACGGGCACTAATTTCGACGAACGCTTCGGCAAGCTTGAAAGACATCGTCGTCTCCTACGCCGCGGCTTCATCGGGGATGAGCATTGCCGGCACGAGCGGCACATCGCCGCCCGGAATTGGTGGCAAGCCTTCCAGCATGCGGCGCGCTTCGTTGCGACTGATCGCGCCTAGTCGACTGAGCGTCTCAATGTTGGCGCGACGATCTGCCCTGTCGATTACATCCGGCAGCACCAGGCGGACCCGTAGCGTCTCGCCGGGCTGAGCGAACCGTGGCGCCAACCACTCGGTTAGCGAGTGTGAAATCAGCTCGGCCTTCGGAGCCAAGGTCGACCGAACGAAGTGCCCCTCCGCTGCCTCCGACGATGCCAGGTTGGCGTCGACCAGGTTGCCGAGGATCGCCTCCGAAACCCCAAAGGTTTCAAGGATTCTTTCCTTGGTCACGCGGCCCGAATCAACGAAGTCCATCTCCGCCGGTGCCGTCGTGATTGGTTTCACGTCGCGAATCAGCGCGTCGAGAATGATCGGCGTGCGGCTCCGCAGATGGCTGACGTACGTCGTGCGAACGGCATTGATGATCTGCTCGCGCTGATAGGTTTCTAGCAGCGGTCGCTTGTTCGGGTTGCCGTTGTCGGCGACGTCTCCAAGCACTATCGCCAGGCCTGGGGTGATGCCGTTGTCAAACGCCACGGCTTGCGAAGTCTGCAAGTGCTCGTCAGTTACCACAGCCAGGCCGCACGCCCCAAGTGGGCTCACTGCGCCAAGCGGGTTCGCCGGGTCCGGATAGCAGCAATAAATCATGTCTTCATTCGGGACTCGCTCGGATGCGGCTGAGTTCAACGGCCGCAATTCCCAGCTCGCGAAGGGCTGGCCGTTGAGATGTTTTGGCGTTGCCCAGCTAGTGGGGATTGGCCAAAGTTCGGTGTCTGGTCCATCGCCGTCGATGAGGACCAGGCCGCGTCCGGTCAGCTCTAGGTTTGCCACAAGTGAAAAGATGAGCGACCAGCGCGAAAGGACCGGGCACGGATCGCAGAGAAGCTGCGCGAGCGGATGCCCTTCAACTGGCTGCCAATCAGCCGCCGCCTTCGATCCGCGAATTGCGCGGGCCTGACGCTCGATGACGATCGGCAATCCGGCAATGCGCGAGGCAATGGCCCGGACGGCACAGAACACCCAGCCTTGGAATTTTTCTAGCCCGTTTCGCGCGTCGCCGGCCATGCGCTGGCCAGAGTAATCATTCAGCGAACCTTGCCCACCAATGACCGCAGGCGCCGCCGCCTTTCTGGTTCGCATCGACAGCGCCTCGCGGCACCGTGCGTGCATCGCGTCCGCTTCGCGAATCGCCCGTTGAATTGGATGGTCGATCATGGCTGCTGTGCTTCCGCGGCTCGCCGGACATGGCCCGCCGTATCGGCTTTGACTCGCTCAATCTCGCGAGCCAGCGAACGGGCGAGCAAGTCAATCTCAACCTGCGCGACGCGCTCCGCTGCCAGGGCATTGTCGCGCTCTTCGCGCAGGCGTTTGATCTCTTGCTGGGCTGATGCGTCTGCCCAGCGAATTAGCCATCGCATCCGCCACCCCCTTAGATGGCGTCAGCGAGTTGCTTGCGCTTCGATTCGGGAAGCTTCAGCAAGTCTCCGATCGTCGTCGTCAGCTTGTCGACTGTCGCCAGCAACCGATCGATCTGCTGATCTTTCTCAGGCTTAGCACTCCTGAGAACAGTCTTGCGCACCAAGCCTTCGACGTTCGGCACTTCGCCGCTAATAACTCGCGCGTGCCCACCGGCCACTGCTTGTCGAAGCCAGTAGGCCCACGTTGGCAGATCGACCGATTGAAACTCCTCGCGCGCCGGGCCGAAGCCAAAACCCATCTTCGAAAGCGCATCGCGAGACGATGCGTGTTCCGCGTCATAGAGCGGGTCGCGTAGCCAGGCCGAGCCGTTGTCGGTGTCGAGTCCCAGCACCAGGCCAGGCAGCGGAGAGGGAAACTTGTCAGCCAGGTCGCGTGCCTGCCGGATGGCGTTCAGATCCAACCGCCCCCGAAGGGTTCGGTTCAAGGGCAGGAAAAACAACGCTCGCCCCAAGCTGGACGCGATTTCAATTTCGACCTTCATCTATAACTCCATGCAAAAGCGCTGCTGCCCCTGCGGCGCTTGGTTCAAAGTGAATCAGCGCGACTACTACGAATCGATATTCGGTGCGTCGGTCATAACGGCCACCGCCGAAGCATCGACCATCCGGCCACCGAAGCGACCGCGCACCGACAGGATTGCCGTGTTCGATTTGAACAGCGTGATGCCCTGGTCGGTGAAGCGCGTCTCGAATCCCTGTCGCTGGAACATCCGATACTTCGCCAGCGCAACGAAGGCGGCCTTCGTGTCCGCGATGTCCTGCTGAACACGGTAGGGCCGATCGAGCATTGCGTAGCTGGCGTGGTCCATGCCGAATATGCGGCGCGCGTCATCGGGTCCGACCGGAGTCGACCGGAAACGACGATAGGTCGTATCGTTCGACACGTAGCAAGGCCGCAGCGCGTCGCCACTGCGATACTGCTTCGGCAACGCGAACATGAGCGACTCTGCATCGCCAGTAGTGAGCGGACCATTGGTGCCGTTCGCGCTGGGCACTGCCGTAGCGCCAACCGTAGAAAACAACCCGAGCGGTTGCGTGGTGCCGTCTCCGATCGCGATAACCTTGTCCAGCTCTTTGAGCATCGCTTGGCCGATGTTCTGCTCGAGCGTGCTCGCGATGTCGATGACCGAATTGTTCATCAAGTCGCGACCGATTTCGATGAAGCACGACAGCGGAAAAAAGCTCGTGCTCAGTTGCGTGACCAGGCCAGTCGCACTGAACAAAGTTGCGGCCGTTCCATCGACACTGTCATTCCACAGCGTGGTCGGGTTGTTGATGACCGGAGTCGTGATGGCCGTGTGCTTCGCCGACTGCAAATCGACGAACGGGAATAGCTCGCCATTGAGCAACGGATACGTCACTGCGAGCGCGTCGAATTCGGTCGGATACAAGTAGCTCCCACCCGTGCCCGTGTCTCCGATCAAGGCTTTCACTTCATGCTCGTGAAGTTTCCGCGGCGCACCCCAGCCGTCCGGAGAGTTGCTGTCGGGCATAGTCCACAAGCTCTCGTGCGCCATCTCTTTGACCAGGCCAAGCTCATGCTCGCTCAGCGGCGCACAGTCGCCACCCGATTGCTTGCGGAGCCAATGCTTGAACCATGCGCCAGCCTTCGCGCGGGTCTGGTCGCTGGGATGCTCAACCGGCTTGCTGTCGACCATCGGCGTGTAGCCGCTTTTGTGGACGATGTACGGCGAGCCTGGGTTGTACTTTTCCGATTCGGCCTTCACGCGCGGGCCGCCAGCCAACAGGCCCGACATCACGCCAGCGCGCCGCGAGCGAGGAGCGTTGCCCAGCGCTTCCTGAACCGATTCCTTGACGAGCGTCGTTAGCTTCTCTTTGGCGTCGGTCGTCGGCTCAGCGCTCAGCTCGGCCAACTTCTCAACGGACAGCTCGTCGCTCGCGATCTTCGCGCGCAACAGTGCCTTAGTGGCTTCGTCACTGGCATTGGCAGCCAAGCCAAAGTGTTTGACCAAGTAGGCTTTCAAGGCTTCAGTGATACGCATATCTGTGTCCCTTATGAAAACGCCGCTACGAGCGACGATCGATTTCTCTGTCTTGTCACTTCAACAAAAACGCATGGCCGGCAGTCGTGAAAATCGCCCGAACCCGACTGCCGGCCAGCGCGACGAGGAATTTCGTTACGCGGCCTCTGGCCAACAAATCAGCGGCCGCCTAATTCGTGGTGGTCCCACCGGTGCGGAGAAGTCCTTCGCGGCCAAAAGCGCCAAGGAAAGCGCCGTCGCGACGTCGCCGTGTCCGCGTGAATCGCGCGGGCTTTCGAGTCGCAGGCCGTAGCTTTTTTCAATCACGCGAAGTTTCCTCAAGTCCGCCAGCAAATCCGCATCCGGATAAAGCTCAACCGTGCGATCGTTGAAAGCACTGAGCATCTCCGCTGCCATCGCAGGCAGTGTCGTTTGTCCAAACTGAACCGGCAGCATCGGTAGCCCTTCGGCCTGCAACAGTTGGCCCATGTGTTGGCCCTGCCACACGTCGAAGGCAATCCGCGCGAGCCCGAACAGCTTTGCGAGTTCTGCGACTCGTGCCGTCACTTCCGGCAGTTGCACCATGCGACCAGGTGTCGGACGCCATAGCTCAGTTCGAGCCACTCGAGTCCGATACGTCGCCGCGTGGTGCACTAAGCGCACATCATCCCCAAGGTTGTGAGATTCCAGCAAACCGAGTTCTTGCGCCGCAGCAATCGTCCGGTGAATGAAACGCTGCGGCCTGTCGACAGGGATTCGCTCAGTCCAGCCAACGTGCCGGCCGACAATCGCAAGCGCTGATGAGTCACGAGTCAACCCAAGGTCGAGACCGGCGACATAGACCCAGCCTGGTTCCGGATTCTCCAGCGGGCCGACCAGCGTTGTTGCGTCGTCGATTGCCTGCGCGTCGATCGCATCGCCAGATCCATCAGCCCACTGATTGAGCCACAGTCGACGATAGGCCGCCCGTGGCAACAGCCGCTCTTGCTCCGCAAGCGTCGCGCTAGTGATCCACGACGCGGCCGGCCCTTCAAGTCGCGAGAATATCCAGGCTGCGTCAGTGCGAACCGCTTCGCGCAACGGCCACTGCCAGGTGTCGCGCCATCCGGCATTCAGGATCGACACCAGCAAGCAGTGCCCGCGCTTTGCCGCCGATGAAAATAGCGAATCCCATAGGTCGCGCTTCGCGTGGTGCGTTACTTCGTCGACCACCACGAAGTCCGGATTGAGCCCGTACGATGTCGGCGCGTCGCTAGTCAGAATCTCAAGCTCGCTCCCGGTGTGCGGATTCCTGACCTTCGTCGCCATCACTGTGAGCAAATCGCCAAGCCACGGATTCAAGGCAACCAGCCGCACCATCGCAGCGCGCAGCAAGTCGGCCTGGTCCTTGTCTGCCGCAGCCACATAGCCCTTGAGTCGTCGCCGCGAGAATGCCAGGGCCCATGCGACCATCAGCGCCACCTCGCTGGTTTTGCTGTGGCCGCGCGGGCGTTCGATCCAGGCGCGACGCGGTGCTTCGTCGCTGTTGGGTTTGGCCACGCGCAGCCAGGCAGGGTCAAGTGCTTCGAAGTCGGCGCGTTGCCATTCCTCACAGACGCGCTCGAATCGCACGGGCCCTTTGTCGGTGTCGATCTTTACGCGCAGCCGGAACTCGGCTGGGTCATTCGCCATCGCGCGAAACGTGGTTTCGTTCAGCCTGGTCATGCCTATTCGTCCGCTGCAAAGATGCCCGCCGCTACGTGCGTGCAACGGCAGTTGATGCGCTGGGCCGCCGACAGTCCGAAGTATCCGGGGTAGGGGCAGGACTCCCCGCCGACAACGAACAGATCGTGCGCCCCAATGGTCTGGCCATCCGCGTCGGCGTGATCCTCGCGAACGATGTCGTCGCCCATCGTCGACCACTCACTGCCGGCAACTAGGCCCTCCTGGATTAGCTGCTCGCGTGCTGCGGCGTGGCCACCGTTCAGGGCCCCGGTGCTTTCGGTGCGTGCGATCGTGAGGGCCCGTTCTTCGGCACCACTGCCGGCGAGCGCTTGCCGGATGCGAGTCGCCAACTGGTCCTGCGAATCGCCTTCATCGATGCCCGCCAACAGCGCGTCGTGAATGTTGGCGCGCGTCGTGGCGCCAACGCCTTGCCAGTAGCGCTGCTTCATCGTCTGGCTGATGGTGCGATCGATCGCGGTGAACACGTCGGCCGGTAGGTTGAACCGGCTGGCAACGCCATCGTCGGCCGCTTTCTTGGGTCGCCTGCCCTCAAACAACGCCAACTCGACTGATGCCCCCTGCGCGGCACCACGCAACAGCCAGGGCCGTACGGTAGCAATCAGGCTGTCGTGCTCGGCTGCCCAGTCCAGAACCTGGTCCGGGGTCGACACCCCGTTGCGGATTCGCTCAGCAGCGCGCTCGGCCTGGTCGGAGAAGTAGAGACGTAGGGCCGTTTGGAGCCGGCGCTCGGCAGCCCCGTGCGATCGGAGCCACAGCTTTTCATAGCGGTCGCGACGACTCATGGTGTGAAGCTGGGTTGTGCGTTCGAGAAAGTGTTGCCCAATGGGCACCACTTTTCTGGGTCATGGCTCGTCCGGATCGGTGTCGATGCCTTGGAACATTGCCCCCAGGTCGGGCTTCTGATCCTGGTCGATGCCAAGCCTGGCTATCGCCGCGTCCCTGCGATCAAGCTCACGGCTCACTCGGTCGCTGGTGTCTGCGAGGGCCGCGTGGTCCATCGAATCGTGCTGAGTCCGCAGTCGTCGCATCCAAAGCTCACTCAGCGCGAAGTGCATGGTGGCTGCCTGGATGGCCATCGCGTGGCCCACACTGATTGAGCCATGCTTGGCCCGCGTGGCCTGCTCCAACGTCGACCGGAATCGAGCGGCTTTCTTGCGCAGGTATTCGGCCTTACGGGGCAACGCGGCGAGCGGTTGCCGGCAGTAGGCCCCGTGCCGCAAGTTGGGCGGTTGCTTTGGTTTGCTGCACTTTGCCGACACGTTGCCATCCTCTCATCCGGTCGCAGGTGAACTGCTTGCCCTGCCGGGTATGTCGCCTGCGAAGCAAACCCCGGCCAGATGCCAGGCCGCTGAGAGTCAGGCTAGAGCAGCACTCGCGATTCCAACAATCGCCGAAAATCCCGCCACAATTCCACTGAACTCGGTACACTCGACGCTTCGTCGACGATCGTGATCGAGCACCGAGTCGGGAGCGGGCCATGAAGGTCTTCATCAGTTGGTCAGGGGCACAGAGCAAGGCAATCGCGACAGCGCTCCGCGACTGGCTTCCGGTCGTCGTTCAGAGCATCGAACCATTTCTGTCGTCGGCCGACATTGAGAAGGGTTCTCGTGGCTATGAAAGGATCATGGAAGAACTATCACAGGCCGATGCCGGAATCTTCTGTATGACGCCTGACAATCTCTCGGCGCCGTGGATTCAATTCGAGGCCGGGGCCATCGCGAAGCACAAAGATCGGTCGCGCGTCTGTACGTACCTTTGGAACGTCAAGGCATCTGACATGGTGGGGCCGCTGTCGATGTTTCAGCACAGCCAGACATCTGAGAGTGAAACACTGAGCATGCTCGGCTCGATCTGTGGCGAGACAATGAGGCCCGAGATCCTCAAGCGGGCCTTTGATCTTGGATGGAAAGATTTAGACGCCAAATTGGCGGAAGTCTCGAAGATCGGTCATCCGCCAGCCCCGCCGTCACGCTCGCCGGATAGTAAGCTCGATGAACTGATCCAGAACACCCGATTCATCATCGAACAGGTCGCTGAACTCGATCAACGCGGAAGTGACAGCTCGGCCCTTCAGCACCTGATTGCCGTACTTGGGGGCGGGATGAAGCCAATGGGATTCCCCAATGCTTCGGTTGCCGATCTTGAGTCATTGAGGGAGCGGCTTCGCGGCGTAAAGCCGTGATTCACGCAACGCGCTCGTACCACTCCCGCCACGTCTGCGGGTACGGTCGGCCATCGGCCCACGGATCGACGGGCCGGTTGTTCTTTAGCTCCCAGGTGCCGATCAGTTCGACCACGCATTCGGTGTACGCCACCCACAAGCCGACGTAGCCGTTCAACTCGATGGCGTTGAACGGCGTTACCGTCGTCGTGCGGCCGACAGTGCCAGTCGCTGCATTGCCACGCACATTCCAACGCGGCTCAATGGCCGCCAACGCCGTGATGCCGCTGAGCAATCGAACCGTGAACAGCACTGGGAAGGTGGGATTCGTGATGTCGCCGCTCGCCGGCCCCCACAGCTCCTGATTGAACGCTACGCGGCCGCTTAGGCCCGCGAGCACTGTTGACTCTCCAGGCAGGTTGATCCGGATGGTCGCCTGTTTGTCGACTTCAGGCAGTGGCGTGCGAAAGGCGTCGCAGTCGTCGTAGAGAAGCGGCGTGCCGTCGATCAGGCCGGTTCGCGCCGAAATCGTGGCGCCTGCCTGGCTCGCATCCTGAACGTACTCGCCGGCTCGCCAGCGACGGTGCTGACTGAATCCGTCGACCTTCGCGCGATAGCCGGCCACGCCAACGGGTTCCCATCTTGGGCTGCCGTCGCCTCCGAAAGTTGCCGTGGCTTCAACTGGCCCACCGCGGTCTGGCTGCCCACGAAAGAAGCATCGGGTGGCCATCAGTTCATCTCCGCAACTTCTCGAGCGCGGGCTTCCCATGCTTGCCCATACTCGAAAATCGATTCGACCACGCGCATCGATTCGCGATTCCAATCCGCGTAGCTCACGATCTCTGCGTTCAGCAAAGTCTGGAAGTGCCGGATGCCGTCGTGTAAATCCTCGAGCGTCCTCGCGTCGTCGAGTGCGCCAGCAAGCAGCACAGCCGCCGTGGCGCGTGGGCTCCACTCGAATTCGTCGAACCCCTCAAGTAATTCGCGGTCGCCATCGCCGAACAACAT